AATTTCAAAATCCACTCTAGCAAAGTTACTTGCTACAGAGAATATTTCGGTAGAGTATCGCAAGGTGCAAACTGCATCATTCGATATCGTGAATCGCCGTCTTACTCTTCCCATTATGAATGACACTACACCTGAAATGACAGACCTTTTGGTTGGTCACGAAGTTGGTCATGCATTAGACACACCACAATCATACGTTGAATCAGCTAAAGCTGGCGGTTCTGCATTTTCTACATTCTTGAATGTTATTGAGGATGCAAGGGTCGAACGTAGAATGAAGGATCGTTATCCTGGTTTGCGTAAGCCTATGGCTATTGCATATCGTCAATTTACTGAACGTGATTTCTTTGGCATCAAAGGTCAAGATGTAAATGGACTTATGTTGATTGATAGAATTAATTTGCATTTTAAACTTGGTGCAATTGCAGGCATTAAATTCAATGCCGATGAAATGCTTTACGTTAACGAAGTTGAAAAAGCAGATTCGTTTGAGCAAGTGAAAGATATCGCCGAACGTTTGTATGACTTTTGCAAAGCAGAATTAGACCAAAAACGTCAAGAGGCTAAAGAAGAATTTGAAAAGCGCAAAGAGAATGGCGAATTCGATGATGAAGATTTTGGCGATGATAGTTTTGGTGGTGATGATGCTGAAGACTATGAAGACAAAAATCCAAATGATTTTGATTCTGAATTCGGTGGCGGTGATGATGATGATTTTGAATCTGAAGACCGCTTTGATAATGGCTACTCTAATGCACCAACATTCGAAGATACTATGCCTAATGAGTTGAAGGCATATGGTGATGAAGTGAAATCCGTAACGGATGAAAAATTTCAACAAGCATTGAAAGGTCTTGCAGAAACAAAAGAAATTTATGTTGGTAAGATTGCTAGCCAAAATCAAATCAATTTAAAACAATATATTGTTCCGTTTAAAGATTTGAAGTTCTTTGAAGATAACTTTTACAATGATCCTGAGTTGGAAGCGCATGAGCGTTATGATTCTACTCTGCTAATGAAATTCGAATCAAAAAATAAGAATGCTATTGCATATCTTGTGAAAGAATTCGAAATGAAAAAGAAAGCGGCTGAGTTGCGCCGTGTAACAGTCTCCGACACTGGTACACTTGACACCAACAAGTTGCATACTTACAAATTCAATGACGATATCTTCCGTAAGATTGGCTCCGTTGCAGAAGGTAAGAATCACGGCATTGTAATGTTCCTCGACTGGTCTGGTTCTATGTCCGACAACATGTCTGGTACAATCGAACAGTTGATTACAATGGCAACATTCTGCCGCAAAGTGAATATTCCTTTTGATGTTTATGCTTTCAGTACCGAGTCTTTCAAAAACATCAAACCCGAATATGTTCCTATGACAAATGGTCAAATGCAAATTGATAATTTTTCTTTGCTAAACATTTTGTCTAGCAGTATGAAGAATGCAATATATCGCAAATTTGCAAATGACTTGTTGCAAGTGGCTGAGTCATATCAGCCTTATGTAAGTAATCGTAGAAATTACAAGTCAACTTTTATCTGTGACAATATGAGACTTGGTGGTACTCCTTTGAATGCGGCAATTCAAGTTGCATCTAATGTTGTCAATGATTTCCGTAAACGTACTCGGTCAGAAATTGTGAATGTTATCTTTTTGACTGATGGAGAAGATTCCACTACTCTGTGGACAGATAATGAAATAGGTCGGGCCCAACGTATCGGACCTTCTGACTTCCGTTCAGTATCTTACATTGAAGATAAAGAATCTGCAAAAACTTATCGTGTAAGTGACAAAGGTGTAACGCCAACGTTATTGCAAATTTTAAAAGATCGTACTGGTTGTAATTTGATCGGCTTCTACATTCTGCCAAAAAGCAAACGTTACTTTCAAAATGCAATGTCACGTTTCAACATGATAATGACAGACGATGGATACAAACAGTTCCGTAATGAAAAGTATTTTTCGGTTAACGGATATGGCTACTCAGAATATTTTCTGATTCCTGGTGGTGATGATTTGTCTACCGATGATGATTCGCTATCAGACATTCTTGGCGAAGCCAAAGATGTTTCCGCACGTAAGTTGAAAGGTGCATTTTTAAAGATGAACCAAAACCGTTTGACTAACCGTGTTCTACTCTCTAAAGTAATCAAGGAAATTGCTTGATGTTGTGTGAAAACAACAGCCAAAAACAATCACTTGACTTGCCACAAATACTCTGTTAAACTACTAGTATTGAAATTGATTTTTACTTGAAAGAACCTTTATATTATGACTACCAAAGCTGAAAAGATTTTATTTGTCACCGAAGCCGCAAAACGTTTTGGTGAAGTTGTGACCCACGATCAACTGGTAACTCTCTCTGAAGAAACTGGCATGAAACGTCAAGTTTGGTTAGAGGGCAAACAATACCGAGTAGCCCGCGGCAAGTATCAATTGCCTCTCCAAGAATTCAACATCAACATGGCTGGTCTTGCATTGGTCAAATCTCAACCCATGACAATTACTGAACCAACTATGGCGCCTGTCACAAAAGCAATTGCAAAAATGTCATCCGTTGCACGTATGCAAGAGGGTGCAATTATTCCTAAAGTGAATTCGCTATACGTTCCTTTCGGATTCTTTGACAACATGAAACGTATTGTTGCATCAAAGAAATTTTATCCAGTATTTGTTTCTGGTCTATCTGGTAACGGCAAGACTTTCATGGTTGAACAAGCCTGTGCCCAATTGAAGACAGAATGCCTCCGTGTAAATATTTCACCCGAGACTGATGAAGATGATTTGATTGGTGGTTTCCGTTTGATTGACGGAGAAACAAAATGGTTTGATGGTCCAGTTGTTCAAGCAATGAAGTCTGGTGCTGTTTTGATTCTTGATGAAATTGACCGTGGTTCAAATAAACTAATGTGCTTGCAAGGTGTGCTTGAAGGCAAAGGTTTGTTCGTTAAGAAGACTGGTGAATTTGTTGAACCAGTTACAGGTTTCAACGTTATCGCTACTGCAAACACTAAAGGTAAAGGTGATGAAACTGGTCGCTACATGGCAGCCACAATTCTTGATGATGCATTCCTTGAGCGTTTCCCAATTACTGTAGAACAGGAATATCCTGATACTAAAATCGAAACCAAGATTTTGACTAAGTTGTTTGCAAGCCTTGGTATCACCGACAAAGCATTCGCAGAAAATCTTGTGAAGTGGGCTGATATCATCCGTAAGACTTTCGAAGAAGGTGCAATTGATGAATTGATCTCCACTCGCCGTTTGTCTCACATTGCCGAAGCATACACCATCTTCAACGATAAGATGGAAGCAATCAAGTACTGTATCAATCGTTTCGATGGTGAAACAAAGACTGCATTCCTTGACTTATACAGCAAGATTGATGCTGGTATTGATCCTACTACGGAAGTGACTCCTGCGCCAGCAGTTGATGATGTACCATTCTAAATCTCCTTGGCATAATTGAATTATGCCTTTAGAGGCCACTTGACGTGGCCTCTTTTTTTATATATAATAGTATAGATTAATTTAACAGTATGGAGAGACTATGCAATTTGAACTTGATATTCAGAAACTGAGAACAAAAAAACTTTTTGTCGCAACACCAATGTATGGCGGGCAATGCCACGGCGCATACACTAAAGCAATTACAGACCTTATGATTCTCTGTACCAAATATGGTATTGAGGCTAAACTGTTTTTCATTTTCAACGAATCACTAGTGCAACGTGCTAGAAATTATTTGACAGATGAGTTTGTTCGTAGTGGTTATGACCATATGATTTTTATCGATAGCGATATTCACTTTGAGCCACAAGACGTTTTAGTGATGATGCACTTTGCGGCAACCCGTGATGACATGGATGTTGTTTGTGGACCATATCCGAAGAAAGCAATTTCTTGGGAGAAGATCAAAGTTGCAGTTGATAAGGGCTATGCAGATAAGAATCCAAATCAATTAGAAGAATTTGTTGGTGACTTTGTTTTTAATCCAGCAGATGGTGTAACACAATTCAGAGTTGATGAACCAATTGAAGTGAAAGAAAGTGGCACAGGTTTCATGTTGATTACCCGTGAAGCACTTCAAAAATACGACAAAGCATTCCCAACACAAAGCTACAAACCAGATCATGTGCGTACCGCAAACTTTGATGGTAGCAGAGAAATCATGGCTTACTTTGATTGTGTTATTTGTCCAGATACAAAACGTTATCTTTCAGAAGATTACATGTTCTGTCAATGGATGCGTAAAGCTGGTGGCAAAGTGTGGTTACTTCCATGGATGCGCTTGAAACACGCTGGTAGTTATATTTTTGGCGGTTCTTTGCAAGCACTTGCCGCAATCAATGCTTCACCAACCGCTGGTGATGATGTTATGAAACGAAATGTATCTGCGAATTTGAAATGATAGATTATCGATATAATGAAGATAAGACTTTAGCGGAACTGAAGTCTTACATTGATGCAACATACGGGCAACATTATTCCCGTGATAAATTTCAAGCAACAGAATTCATCATTGATGGTGGACATGGTGAAGGATTCTGTATTGGAAACGTGCTGAAATATGCACAAAGGTATGGCAAGAAAGATGGAA